TTTCTTCTCTGATTCGTTTAAGTTTACCTGTGTTTTCATCAGGTAGTTCGTACATAACTTTCGCTACAAAATATTTTTCATCCATGTTTTAAAAATTTTATTTGTCCAAATAATGATTTAATTTTTTCAATAAGTCAATAGAACGATTCATTCCTACACCAGAAGATGACTGTGTGGGAGAAATTCTTGACATTTTTTCTTCTTCTAAGTTTTCTTCAAAATTACCTCTTTCTTCAACATTACTAAACAAATATGCTCCTGGTGTTGATGGTGATGATACTAAATCAAAACAAATTAATTCAAAATCATCTTGAACTTCATTTCTTTCACCAACTTTTTTTAGTGACCCAACTCCACGAGAAGATATACCTAAGGTAACTCCTTGTCTTAATAAGTTAGCCGCTTGGTCTCCTTTTGTTGATACAATACCTCTTTCATGAAACCCTGGTGATGTTAACAACCTTAATTTACCCATTAAGATGTGACCATCCCACCAAATATCATTAATAATGTGAGACACTCTGTCAAGGTCAATTAACGATGATTCAGGGTGGTTTAACTCAGAAAGGGATGTACCCTTCTGAATCATTTTTTTATAATTCTCTGATTCTCTTTTTAATATCCCTTCAGGATAAACTCTACCGTTTCTATTTGGTGTATTGTATTTTTGAAGTACGGCATAAAATTCAAAAGGCTTAGAATAATCCAAAAAGTTTTTGTGATTTTCTTCAAGCATTTTTTTATTAAAGTCATTGGTTGGAGACACGTATCCAGCGTCCATCTCAATCAATATTCCTTTACCAACTTCATTTGCTCCTATTATTTTCATACGAATCTTTTAGTAATAAATATTAGGATAGTACTTCTTTTACTTTTTTACTAATGGTAAATTCAAAATACTCACTTTTTTTAAAACTTTCAATGTAAATTTCCCTTGCAATTTTTTTAAGTTTTTCTTTTAAAATAATATCTTTAAAATCATGTTCACCTTTTAAATAAAAGGTAACTTCTAAACTCATAAAACTTTTCTTCCCATAATTAATACCACTTGCTCTTAGGTCTAAATCAACGATGTAGTCTAATTTAAAAAAGTTTCTATCTAATACATTGTAAATCGTATGTTTTATATTTCTTGATAAATTTGAAACAATTCGCTCCCAATTCTCGTACTCATCTTTAGGTGTTACCCAACTCTCAATGTTTAAATAAACTGATTTAAAATTTTTGGAGTCTACTGTTCCATAAATAACTTTGGCGTTGTTGAACCCCGAAATTTTTGCCGTCTTTCCTTTTTTCATTAATCTTCATTACTGTTCTGTTTATTGTTAATAATGAAAAAATAGGTTAATTATTCATTCTTGTCAAATTTTTATTATATTGCTATTTATAATTTATGTTAATTGTAGAAATAAATAAAAAACAAAATTTAGACAAAGCCTTAAAAGTCCTTAAAGGAAAGGTAATTAAAACAAAACAAAATGAAAAGCTTAGAGCTCGTTTACAATTTGTGAAACCTTCAGTTAAAAAAAGAGGTCAAAAATTAAAGGCAAAATATGTTCAGTCAATGAAGACTAACGATTAAGATATATTATTGTAAAGGTTAAACAATCTAACGTAATTAATCTTAGAGTAGATTTCATTCTTAACACTTTCAATCGTTTCTTGTATTTTTTTGGATGTAATATCATCCAAAGATTCGGTAATGTTACTCAACATTTTAACCGTCTTAGTTTTTAAATCATCAAACTCTTTTGACAATTCAACATCTTCAGTCATTAATACTTTTGATAACTCTTTCTTTGATGTTTCATCTAAATTGTTAAGATAACCTTCAATAGATTTGTTAGCAATGTTTAAAACTGTTTCCATGGGTAAATTAACATGGTCTTTTACTTCAGGTGACTCATTTAAAAAATTGATTAAAGTTTTTCTACTTTCAACATTTTCCATAATTTTATTTGGATTGTTGTAGACTAAATTATCAATATCTTGGTATTTGTTTTCAACAACAATATCCTTAACCCAATATTCGGCTCTTTGTGTGTTAAGTTTAGAAACAATTTTATCAATTTGTCTTAAAGATTCGTTTATGTACAAATCAGCGGTTGTTTTATCTAAACCTTTTTTATTAGACAATTCGGTATATAGGTGAAACATAGAACTAGTGTTCTTATCTTCAATCACCAACTTTTTAAAGTTTTTTAATTCAATATTAGTTGTTTCACTAATATAAGAGTTAATTAATAACTCTTCTATCTTACTCATTAATTGTCCAAATTTCATAGTCTAATTTTAATAATAAATATATCAATCCATTAGTTTTCCCAAAGTATTTTCAATATCACCTAAAGAACGTCTACCTTTTTCTAAATCAATCTCTTCAACACCAAAATTATCTAGCTCTAAAAGTATACTCATATTATTTTCTCTTTTTGATTCAGGTGTAATTGCTGCTGGTTCAGCTGGTGGAGTTTCGGTAGGTGCTCCAAAATCTAATGATGCGTCAGCACCACCTTCTTCAGGTTGTGTAGTTGTACTTCCTGTTGTTGAACCGTATAATTTATCAACATTATCAAATAATCCTGTTCTAGTGATTACATTTGGAGTATTTTGAATTTCCGCAGAAACGGCTTTCTCAATTCTTTGTTGTTGTAAATCCAACTTAATTTCTTCATCTGAGAAACCAAGAATGTGTTTTTTAGCCCATGTTTGTGATGTTGGAGCAATACCCTCAACAGGTGTAACAGCGTCTTTATATAACAACATTTTTTCTTTCCAAACATCTATTGTTAATAAATCAGCTTGTTTAGATGGGTTTGTTAAACTTAATTGAAATGAACCTAACTCATCTTCAAAACCTAATAAGAACAAGTGAATAATCGCTATTTTATTTAACTCAGCAATCATTGATTTTTGAATTCTATTAATAGTACGAGCGAAACGAATGTCTTGTAATGATAAGTTTTTACCATCACCAACAACCTCTTCAAAACCTAAGAATGCTTTCGGTATTCTTAGAGCTGTTAATAATTTCTTTTGAATATATTCAATATCGGCAATTTCAGAAAGATTTTTAGCACCTTCCAAAGTTTCAATTGGATTTGGTGCTGATGGGTCACGTACAGGTACAAAGAAATCTTGGTCAACGGCCATTTGATTAAATCTCATATCTACGTTACCTGTGTTTTTATCAACAATTTGGTCTTTTTTAAACTGTTGTGCAAATCTTTGTACATATGGTTGTACATCTTGGTCATCCATGTTACCAACGTAAACCTTGAATACCCTTCTTTCAGGTGCTCTTGATGTTCTATACACCAACATGGCGTCTTCAGCTAAAACTAACTGTTTCCAAATACGTCTCGCTTTTTCCAACATGGATGTACCATAAGGTAGTTTTCTGTCATCACCTAATAATCTAAAGTGTGCAATTTCCCAACTATTAAACTCAAGTTGTTTGTTTTTCCAAGTAAATGTTAAACTCTTTGCATCACTGTTTGATGCGGTAGCTCCCCCATAACCCGAAGTAGCTCTACCCTTCATCCCAACTTCAATACGTTCAACTTCAATATTTGGTAATTGTAAACAACCTACAACACCTTTGTCTGAATCCAATTTTAAGAATACAAAATTATCACCATATTTAGAGGTGTTTCTTGTCCACATTGGTAGGTTTGTATTAATATCTAAAGCATTGTTAAATAAATCACCCAATACGGACTTAATTCTCGGTGAATCCGAATATATTTGTAACATGTATCCGTTTTCATCTACGGTAGTAGATTCTTCAGCATATGTGTCTAAAGCAGCTGAAATTTCAGGTGTATATTCCATTGACTCATAATCATAATACGAAGCCAATCTTGTTGGTTCATAATATACTGCCTGACTATATAAATTATTTTCAATCTTGGCCCATTGACTTGCAATGTAAAAAGATTGTTGAGATTGTAATTTTTGTTTTTCGTATTCTGCCTTATCAGGAGTTCTTAATAATTCTTTTTTATCAAATTTAAATGATGGTATATCCTGACCCATTAATGAGTTAGGTCCCATTTGTTGGGACAATCGTTGCCATATTGTCAGGTTTTTTTGTTCCATATCTTTAAATCTAATTTATTAGTATATATTATCAACGCTTCCTTCCGCCGAATAACCATAAATATTCTTGGTATTCTTTTTTACCGGGCTCATTTCTTAAATTAGGCCCTGATTGATTGTTATAGTTAGGAATTTGAGGGTTAAAGTACGAATCATTTTGTTTTTCATATGAACTAATTTGCCATGATTCTAACATGGTTTTAGCCAACTGTGTTGATTTTGTTAATTGACTAAATGATGAATCAGAAACATATACCGACATGGCCAATGACATAATTAAGTCATCGTGCATACCTTTCATATGGTCAGGTCTACCATTGACATAAACAAACGTGTTCATTTCATTTAATAATCTTGAAGAATGGATTTTCATTCCATGTCTTAAACCCTCTTCAAATGATGCAATAATTTGAACTCTTTTTGAGTTAAAATTAATACCTGGTATCTTGTCTGCCGCTTTTGGGTCAAATTTCCATTTATTACCAAAATCAACCCCATCTATATATAAATCTTTATAACCTAATTCTTGTAATTTTCTTGATGTTGCAACACCCATTCCACCTGTAATATCAATAACAATAAAGGCATTATACATTTTACCCCATTTATAACAAATTTCTGCTAAAATGTCTGGTGGTAATTTACCAATATATTCGGCAACTTGTTCTTTCTCATCAAAATCATAAATTTGAAAAGTAGAATAGTCTTCAGAGTCACCACGAGAAACGTCAACACCCATAATGTATTTATGATTTAATTCAGGTTCTTTCCAAATCCATAAACCACCACTCATCATTTTTGTGATAGGTTCTTTAATCATATTCTCTTTAATTTTTTCAAGTAACTGAGATTCAAATACGTTATCTCCCGAACCTAAAAAATTACATTCTAATTCTTGTGAAACTTTACGTTTGTCGTATTTAAGTTTTTTAACCATTGATTCAAACCATGATGATGATGGTTTATAACCCTGTTCAAAATATTTTTTTAACTCATCAAAATCTCTTTCTTGTGGTGGAATACTTGAGAAATCAACTACCACTTCACTATCATTGTATTCATCTCTATTTAAAAAATAATGTATAACATCTTTTGTTTTTACCAAATATAAATCTTTAGCGTAACGTGGGTCACGATACCAATACATTTCCGTGATTTTAAAATCGTTCATTCCACGGTTGGATTGTTCATATATTTCATAGTAAATCGGGTCGTATCCGTTTGGTGTTGAAATAACAACAACTTTACCACCCGTAGATAATGAAGCCATACAAGCTGCCCAAAAATCACCATCGGCTTCAATATAAGCAGCCTCGTCAAATATCAACATAGTGGGGGTATAACCACGAAGTGCATCCTTAGAGGTTGCTACAGCTTTTACCTCACAACCGTTATTTAATTTGAAATGTCTAGCAGCGTTTTTTTCAGATGAAAAACCAATACCAGTCCAAGATGGCCATTGTTCCGTAAAACTACGTATTTTATTCGCCATCTCAACGGCAGTATCCAATTTATTAGCAATTACTAGCACCTTTTCAGGTTTGTTTTTTGATGCAAAAACAAGTCTTTTACTAGCCCAAGCCGCTGTAACTGTTGTTACACCTGCTTGACGATACTTTAAAGCAATATTTTCATTGTAATTTTCATAATCCTCAACCAATTGAACTTGGTCAGGAAATAACTCTAACGGAACGTATCTTGACTGAGTATTATCATAAGTCTGAAGATACGTTCTTAAAGCATATGGTGTGTTTTTAACACATTTAGTATATTCTAAAAGTAATTGTTCTCTTGTAATTCCCATTAGGTGTTAGTTAGGCTCTATCTATACCTAAACTACCTAAGAAATCATCCAAGTCGCTCAAATCATCGTCATCTGGTCCCATTGTATCACCGTCTTCATCATCGTCATAAGACTCATCGTCATCATCACTATGGACATCGTTAAGGTGGTTAACAATCTCTGTTACCATTCTATCTAAGATTGATGTTGCTTTTGCATCACCCCTCAAAATCATTTTCGCTAATTTGAAGAACTCGTCAGCAGATAATGCTGAAAATCTCGCAAATAGGTAGCTTTGTATGAATTTTTTATCTTCGTCAAACAAACGTTCAGGATAAGCGGCTAAAAACTTTTCCCATAATACAGGACCAAGTCTTAAGTCCCAAACTTCATTCGCTAAAGTATCTGTGGATGCCATAACCATTTCGGCTTGTTTTGGGTCATCAGGAAGACCTTGTGTACCCAATACTTCCATAGTTCCTTTAATTAACTCATGAACCAATATCGGGAAAAACAAACCACGAGCCTTAACTGTTGGTGGGTCAGTCTCAATATCAACTTCTTCTTTACCACCCACACCTTGTTGACTCATCATCATGTCCATCATTTGGTCAGGAAGTACCCAATACATCAAATCATTAATTGACATTACAATACCATAAAGGTTCAATAATCTTGGGTCAACTCTATCTAATTCATCACGAACTAATTCAAACATATAGTGACCTTTCTTTGAAGAACCTTGAATTAACGCGTTAATAAATCTTCTTTTCGCTTTTTCAATATCAAACCTTTCAAAGGCTGTTATAAAATCTTCAACATCTTCTTCTTGTTGTGGGAAATTTTGTTCAATTTCTTCTTCAGACGGTTCTTCACCTTCTTTTGAAAAACCTTCCATATCAATTTCACCCATACCAACTAATTTTGCATCATATTGTAATTGGTCAGGTCTTACACCCATTTCTTTTCTAACTAAATCAACCGATAAATTTTCCAAATACTCTTTATGTTGTGCTTGGATTCTAAATAAATCTTGAACCGCACCCATCATAGCCATTTGTAATTGCATTAATGCATTCTGACCAGAAATATTTTGTTGACCTGTGTATCTTTTAACTTTTTCAACAACATCTTTAAAACGTTTAGAAGCAATTAATTCCTCAAAAGTAGAGGGTATTTGACCAGATTCAATTGGTGGAAACGCAGGATTTTTTGAAAGTGGTGTTTCTTGACTAGCAAGTTTTCTTTCAACGTCTGGTGACATTCTTTCAGGTCTATCTCCATAATCAATTGGAGCTTCGTATATATTTCTTTTTTTAGCCATTTTAGTTTTTAAAATTAATATTCAATTGGTCAAATTCTAAATAATCAGGTATTTTAGTAATTGAAGCTTTTTTAGGAAATGTGTTTACCGCTAATTGAGCCTTTGGTTTTGGTTGATGTTTAGGGTTTTTAAAAGGGTCTGAAGTACCAGGTTTTTCCTTTGTACCCGGTTTAACTCTTGTTGGTGCTTCTTTTTCTTTTGTTTTGGTAGCTTGTTCCATTGCTTCGGATTTTGTTAAAGTATACAACTTTCCGATTGGTTTGTCCATTTTTGAATTTGGTTGGAACAAATTATTTTTAATTGGTTTACGAATAATACCTTGTTCAGATAAAGTTCTTAACAAGTCTCCCTTAGTTATTTTTGGTGAAATGTGTTTTTCAATTATTCTTTCAATAGCATTTTCTACTATTGGTTGTAGAGGGTTTTTACCTTCTTTAACTGATTTTTTAACATCTTTAACACATCTTTCATATTTGGCTTTGTCTTTTCTACCAACAGATGCCGTACATATTGCAAATGGATTGTACTTTGATTTTTTATTTTCTTCGGACACTTCACCTTCATCCATTCCATCTTGATACAAACCAGGTGTTTTACCAGGGTTTACACCATATCCATCATTTGATGACGGACCTACTTGGTGTGGGTCTTGAGTTGATTGACCTTGACCAAAATCCATAGGGTCTATCTCATCTTCAGTAACTTCAACATTTTCAATCCCTTTATCCTGTAATGATTTAATCATTTCAGCTGCTTTATCAGGACCACCAACAGCTTTGGCGCTAACTCTTGTTGATTGTTCTACAATTTTTCTATTATTTTTCATATACGACTTCTTTGTCAAATTCTAAAATTAGGTCTCTTTCGTACAATTTATCTGTCACTTTTTGTTCAGGGTCTCCAAATCTAAAAACAAGACGTGTCTCGTTTTCACATGATTCATCATTTTCCCAGGCTAACGCGATGATATCTTCCATCGCGTCTGTAACTCCCATAAAATCGGAGTTTTGTATAAGTTCTAGTTGGATTGAACTATTTCTAAGTGTTCCAACTTTCTTTATGTGTTTTATCTCAGGTGGTTCAGGGTATCCATTAGAGGGTTTTGATTCCCAATTTTCTCCCCAAACATCAAGTTCATCACTGAAAATAAATTCATATAAATTATTACCTCTATAGTTTGGACCTAATCCGTTAATATAGATTAAATAACTCATAAAATTTCACCTTTAGGACTTACCTTGATTTGTTCACCGTTATGTTCAAAAACCAAATTCTTTTTATTTGTTTTACCAACAAACTTAAAGTTTCTGTTTTCTTTTAAAATAAATTCAGAAGCTAACTCTTGCTCAACTGTTTCTGACAATTGTCTAACATTTGACATAATTGAACCTCTTTCTTTCTTTTCAGTTACTAACTTATTTTGTTTTACTTTGTTTTCACTCTCGTTAATCACAAAATAAGATTCTAAAACTTTATCTACTTTTGATTCAGCAAAAATTTCGTCCATTACTTTTGAAATATGTGAAGACGCTTTGTCTTCTTCAGACATTTCAGTATTCATTCTTCTTGTTCTAACTTTCATTGGACCGTATTTTTCTTTGTATCTGTTAAACATTCTTTCACCATCAGCACCTCTTTGGAACCATCTACTGTCACCATGTTTTTTCATCATTGGTTCAAACTCATCAAACTCTTCTTCGTCAAAATCAAAGTCAAAATCACCTGTAAACGGTTTATCAACATCATCAAACCATTCATCATTATTAAATGAACCATATCTACCTTCACCCATTTCACCTTCAATAGGTTCTTCCATATCAACTTCAGTATCCATATCAAACTCATCTTCACCTGAAATATCAAAATCACCTTCTTCATCACCCATTCCGTAATCAGAATCTTCCTCAAACTTAGCCATTATATCATCTTTATCTTCGTCATCAAGTTTGTTTAAATCCAAAGCTGACATAATGGAATTAATTACATACTTAATATCTTCAGATGACATACCAACAGCATCGTTCATCATTCTAATTTTTTGACCTAACTTACCTGTTAATTTTTGAATCATTTTAAAATTAACTTCTTCACCCTCAGGTTCTGATGATACATCAGTATCCATTTCCATATCACCCTCAGGCGTATCAATGTCCATTTCGGTATCCATTTCCATATCACCACCCATGTCGTCACCGCCCATATCACTATCTAAATCCATAGACATTTCAGGACTATCAGTTTCAGGTGATGGTGTAATTGGTGCTTCAGGTGCAGGTGCAGGTGCTGGTGCAGGAGCCGCAGATTTAGGAAGTTTTAATGTGTATTTTTGTTCTTCTAAAGTGAACATAGATACCTCATCCGTATTTTCAGTTAGACGGTTAATTTCACCGGCTAATAAATTCATTCTTTTAAGAGCTTGTGAATAAGAACGGTAGTAAGTTCTGTTTTTCATTGGGTCAATATACTCCAATGATTCATCAATTCTTTTCTTTATGATATAACCATTCTTTTCTTTTACAATTTCATACTTAACACCATCTGCAAAAGTTTTTCCAAACTCAACTCTTGATGTTTCATTTATGTTTGATGGAGTGGTTTCTTTGTATCTAGACAATTCAAGAATTCTATTAATCTTGTCTTGACCTTGTAGTTTTTCACTTCCGATAGGTTTTAAGTCAGCCATTTTATTTTTTATTTAATATATTTGTTATGAGTTTAGTCCGTTAAATCCACCAAGTTCCACAGAGTCCAATTGTATAACTGACCTTCCTTGGTTATTGGAGTATATTGCGTGTGGTAATTGTTGTTCTGTAACAGAACCACTACAATTCACACAATCTTCATAGTTTATTGTTCCTGCACTTAACGCAAAAGGACTTAATGATGGTGTCGGTGTTTGCGTTGGTGTAGGTGTTTGAGTACCCGTATTTGTTGGTGTGTTTGTTGGTGTTGGTGTTACAGCTGCGGTACCTGTCTGTGTCACACTTGGTGTTGGTGTTTGTGTTGCCGTATTTGTCTGTGTCACACTTGGTGTTGGTGTTACAGCCGCAGTACCTGTTTGTGTATTTGTAGGTGTAGGTGTTGGTGTTTGTGTGTTTGTTGTAGTAACAGTTGGTGTAGGTGTTGGTGTAGGAACTGCTTGACACGTAGCACAATCAGCATAACTAATAGATAATGTTGAAACTAAATCAACAGGGTTGTTTGAAGTGTCTCCAACGGTATAACAACCTTCAGGTGTTGCACCTGTGAATGTTAAAAAATAAACACTCGAAGATGACGGAAGGCCGGTTGTATCGCTATCAAACAACACATCATATTGAATTGAGTCAGCGCAAGATGTAATTCTATAAGAAGTTAATGCCATGATTTTTTTCTATATAAATATACGATTATTCGTAAATTGTTAAATTATTCAATGTCCTGATTTTCTAAGGACAAATTTTTATCCATAAGTTTATTTTTAAAGTTGAATAACTTTTCAATGTACCCATTTCTTCTTAGGAATTTAAAAACTAAATTTTCATAAGAATATTCACCATCTTTCTCAAGACCTGTTGACCTATACTTCTTTAATTGGTCTTTAAATTTATCAATTTGTTTGATTGCGGATTCATATTCATCATCTTTAACATTATCTATTAAGTTGTCAATTTTATCCATCATGGATTTTGACTTTGATAATAACATCTCCTTATCAATTTTAACATTTTCTTTTTCAGGTTTGTGAACCCATTCGTCAAACAATACTGAATAAACACCTGTTGAGAAATGTTCTTCATTAACATCCTCGGCATATAATTCAACATCGTAACCTTTTACTCTAATATCATGAGTTGTGTTAAATAGTGTTTTTTTAAGATTGAATAGTTCTTTGTATACTTCAATATCTTCAGAATCAAATTGATTAAAATCCACATGTAAATGTAAATCAATATCTGAAAATTTTGACCAGTTAAAATTTGCTAAAGAACCTGTAAATCTAACATCATCAATAAACAAGTCTTCACCAAGGAAATCCATAAATTCCCCCGCTATCATTAACAAAGCTTTTCTGATTTGTGGTTTTAAATTTGGTGTGTCGCCATCAACATTGTCCCATACAGTAGGATTCAATGTATCTTTGGTACCAAATGATGATAATATGTCGGAATATTTATCCATTCTTTAATAAATACTCACTAAATAGTTTAAGATAATTTTTTGTACTTATATACCTTAGATATTTTAGTATTAAAATACTTACCTTGTGATTCAGACAATCTGAATTCAGAATAAACTTCGTGTGGAACCTCTTCGTATTCGTATCTTGAACCGTTTTTAAATTCGGCAATCATTTTTTTATCTGCAGTATCGTACTCAGTACGGGCTAAATTGCTTGAGTTAATCTCGTTAAAGATTTTTGTTCCTTTAATGTCTTGTCTTCCTACTCCCATGATATTATTTGTTTAACGGTGTTTCTGAATCAATTTTATAAAAAAATTCAGTTAAGTAATCTAAAAATTCTGATTCGTTTTCAATAAGTCCGAATTTTTTTAATTCTTTTTTAAGTTTTGTAGTTAAATTAACAAGATAATCTCTTTGTAAGTACATGTCACTAGTCATACCAATACCTCGTTCAAGTTGGGTATCTTTAATTCCATGTTCCTGAAACATGTGTCTTAAGCGATAATACTCACCAAGTAAATCATCAAAATCCTCTTTTAAGACTGTATGTAAAAATTTTTTCCAAGGAGATTCCATTACTATAAATATGTAAAAACCCCCTTTTTTAGAGGGGGTTTTTATTAGGGTTTCATTTTTCGTAGTTGGTCTCTCAATTCAATTGCTCTTTCAAACTCTTGTTTTTCAATACACTCCTTTAATTCATTTTCAACCAATTTGATTTCCTCTTGGTCTTTTTCGTAGTTTTTAATTTTATCTCTCAAATAAATCGCCAAATTAAAATCCTCTTTCTTAACAGCCTTGTCAAGTTGTTGTTTTAAAGATTCAAGAGAACCTTTTTCGGGTTCATTCTTTTTAGATTTTCCTTTTGGAGCTCCATAAGTTGATGTTGTTACAATATATGTAAATGAACCATCGGGAGATTTAAAACTTTGTGTTTCCCATTCACCATTTTCATCATTACCACTTTTAATTTTAGTTTCCATGGATTCAAATTGTTTAAACAATGAATGTTCTCCAAACATTTCATTTAATTCTTCCATCATTTCTTTTAGACTTCGTCTGTTTCCTCCGTAAGGGTTTCCATTAAAAAAATTTTCAAACATAATAGTATTATTTAATTTTTATTTTTATCTTTGTAATCGTAAATATACAAAATTGTACCAAATAGTCTATACTGACAATATGTCATATATTAACTTATTTAACCTGACATTCTGTCAGTATTGTTTATTGGTTTTAAATTTGTATATTTGTGGTGTAATTAAAAACGCAATATTATGATTGAATCTATGGATAACAACGAAGGTAAGTCACAACCAAAAAAGAAAACAGGTGGAACTCCAGTTTTGGACAATTTCAGTAAAGACCTAAACAAATTGGCCTCTGAAGGAAAATTAGACCCTGTGATTGGTCGTGAAATGGAAATTAATAGAATTGCACAAATTCTATCTCGTAGGAAGAAAAACAACCCAATTATTATCGGTGAACCTGGTTGTGGTAAAACAGCCATCGTGGAAGGTTTAGCCATGAAAATTCACTTAGGTGAATGTCCACGAAATCTTAGAGACAAACGCATTGTATTATTGGATTTAACATCCATTGTCGCTGGTACAAAGTATCGTGGTCAGTTTGAAGAACGAATGAAAGTTATCTTGGAAGAACTTTCGGAAAACCCTGACATTGTTATTTTCATTGATGAAATTCACACAATTGTAGGTGCTGGTAACGCATCAGGTTCAATGGACGCATCCAACATTTTCAAACCAGCTCTTGCTCGTGGTGAAATTCAATGTATCGGTGCAACTACTTTGGATGAGTATCGTACCAACTTTGAAAAAGACGGAGCTCTTGAGCGTCGTTTCCAAAAAGTTGTGATTGATTCACCAAGTAAGGAAGAAACCCTTACAATCATTACCAACGTAAAAGACAAATACGAAGAGTATCACAAGGTAAACTACAGTCCTGAAGTGTTGGAAATGTGTGTAAACTTGGCGGACCGTTATATTACGGACCGTGAGTTCCCTGACAAAGCATTTGACATTATGGATGAGGTTGGTGCTCGTTCACAAGTTGAGGTTAAAGTACCAGAATCAATTGAAGTTCTTAAACAAAAGGCTGTTGAGTTGAAACAACTTAAAATGAATGTTGTTAAACAACAAGACTATGAACAAGCGGCTGAACTTCGTGATAAGGAGAAAAAACTTCTTGAGCGTTTGGAATCAGAAAAAAAGAAGTTTGAGGAAGAACAATCTAAAAATCGTAAAGAGATTGACCCAGAACTTGTTTTGACAGTGGTTTCTTCAATGACTAAAATTCCTGTAAACAAACTAAGTGTTGATGATAAAATGTCTTTAGTTGGTTTGGAAAAAATTTTAACACAAGATGTTATTGGTCAGGAAGAGGCAGTTACCAAAATTTCTAAAGCAATTCGTAGAAACAGATTGGGGATTAAAGACCCAAACAAACCAATTGGTTCATTCATTTTCTTGGGTTCAACAGGTGTTGGTAAAACTCACTTAGCAAAACAATTAGCCAAACAAATCTTTGGTTCATCAGACTCGTTGATTCGTGTTGACATGAGTGAGTACCAAGAGAAACATACGATTTCTCGTTTGATTGGTTCACCTCCAGGTTATGTTGGGTATGAAGAAGGTGGACAGTTAACTGAACAAGTTAAGAACAAACCTTATTCTGTAATCTTGTTTGATGAGGTTGAAAAGGCAAATAAAGAAATCTTCCATACTCTACTTCAGATGTTGGATGAGGGTCACCTTACAGATTCTTTGGGTCGTAAAATTAACTTCAAAAACTGTTTGATTATTATGACATCAAACATTGGGGTTAAAAAACTTCAGGACTTTGGAACTGGTATTGGTTTTTCAAGTAACAACTACACCAATGAAGAACTTAAGAAAGAAATTCTTAAAAAAGAAATGAAGAATTATTTCTCACCCGAATTTTTAAACCGTATTGATGAGACAATTGTGTTTAACTCTTTGAATGAAGAATCAATCAAAAAGATTATTGACATTGAGTTGTCTAAGTTGGTGAAACGTTTGGCTGAATTGAAACTTATATTTAAGTACGATGATAAACTTGTATCTCACATTTCTAAAGTTGGATTTGATGAAGTGTATGGTGCTCGTCCAATCAAAAGAGCTATTCAGGATGAGGTTGAGGATTTGGTTTCCGAATCTGTCCTAAATGGTGATGTGGTTGAGGGTAAACAATATTCCCTATCGGTAAAATCAGATAAGGTAATCATCAAATAAGTGGAAAATATTCCTTATCGGTAACAAAATTGGGGGTCATTGACCCCCATTTTTGTTTTAATATAGAAATAAAAAAAGGGTCTTAAAGACCCTTTTATGTTTAGAAAACGAAACGGTGTTGATTATGATGGTCTTGGTCAAATACGTAAATGTATTTTTCATAACCAAGTTTATCAATCATTGCATGTGCGGTGTGAATTGCGTTACTTA